GCTATGCCACGAGGGGTAACTGGCAAAATCCAGTTGACGCCCCTCTTTTTTATTGCTATAATACTGAGAGGAAACCCAGGAACAATGTCTGTAAAATTAATTCTATTGAAGTCTGGAGAGACCGTTATCTCCGATGCTAAAGAACTTCTTTACGGAGAAGAAGAAGGTAAAATCGTTGGTTATCTTCTGAATAATCCGTTTACTATTTCTACACAAAAAAGCATTCTTCTTACTGAAGAACCTACGTTTGATTCGAACGATTCTACTGTTGAGATTACAATGTCTCCATGGATTCTTTTGACATCAGACAAAGCAGTTCCCATCAAACCCGATTGGGTAGTAACGGTTGTAGAACCACTTGAATCTGTTAAACAAATGTATGAGGATCGATTAAATGCCTTCACCGAACAAGACGATCAAAGCACTCCTGCTGAAGGTTGATAACGTCGTTATCTGCGAAGTTGTTGAACTTGAAGTAGAATTGGGAGAACCCGACTGCAAGATCATTAAACCGTATGAATATGTTGATGGCAACTTGGTTCCTTGGCCAGAAGTTTCTGGTCAAAATGAATTGAGATTGCGCTCAGAAGACATCCTAACAGTGGTCGAACCAACACAAGAAATTATCGACCAGTATCTCAAACTGACTTCTTCAACTTGATTTCGTAATGCGATTTTATACCAACGTTCAAATGGTCGGAGATCATTTTCTCGTTAGGGGTTATGAAAATGGACAACATTTCATGATCCGAGAAAAGTTTTCTCCGACTCTTTTTGTGCCCTCTAAAAAAGAAACCAGGTACAAGACTCTTCAGGGTGAATGTGTTGAGGCAATTCGACCTGGGACTGTAAGGGACTGTAGAGAATTTATCAAAAAGTATGATGGCGTAGAGAACTTTAAGATCTACGGGAACGATAGGTATATCTATCAATATATTTCTGATAAGTATTCTGAAGAAGAAATCAAGTTTGACATGAGCAAGATTAAACTTGTAACTATTGATATTGAGGTCAAATCTGAGAATGGATTCCCAGATGTAGAATCTGCTGCTGAAGAAGTTCTATTGATTACCCTTCAGGACTACAACACAAAGGAAATCATTACCTGGGGTCAAGGTCCATTTGAACTAAAGCAAGGTAATCATTACTACAAGCAGTTTAATAATGAGTATGACTTGCTGAATGACTTTATCAACTGGTGGATGATTGAAGAGAATACTCCAGAGGTTGTTACTGGATGGAACATTCAACTGTACGATATCCCGTACATCTGTCGTCGTCTAGACAGGGTTCTTGGTGAGAAACTTATGAAGAGGTTTTCTCCTTGGGGGTTGGTAACCGAAGATAAAACTGTCATCATGGGTCGCGAACACATTACCTATGATGTTGGGGGTATTACTCAACTCGATTATCTCGATTTGTATAAAAAGTTTACTTATACTAACCAAGAATCGTATCGTCTAGACTACATAGCTAGTGTTGAACTCGGACAGAAAAAACTTGATCACTCTGAGTTTGATACTTTCAAGGACTTCTACACGAAAGGGTGGCAAAAGTTCGTAGAATACAATATCATTGACGTGGAACTTGTTGACCGTTTGGAAGACAAGATGAAACTCATCGAACTTGCTGTTACTATGGCGCTTGACGCCAAAGTAAACTTTGTTGATGTGTTTTTTCAAGTTCGCATGTGGGATGCTATCATCTACAACTACTTGAAGAAGAGAGATGTAGTTATTCCTCCGAAAGAAAAGTCTGATAAAGATTCTAAGTATGCGGGGGCATATGTCAAGGAACCGATTCCTGGAAAGTATGACTGGGTTGTGTCTTTTGACCTTAACAGTCTGTATCCTCACCTTATTATGCAGTACAATATCTCGCCAGAGACACTCAGGGATACGAGGCATCCATCAGCAACAGTTGATAAAATACTTAACGAAGAACTAACGTTCGAAATGTATAAGGACAATGCGGTTTGTGCCAATGGTGCTATGTACCGCAAGGATGTTCGTGGTTTTCTCCCCGAATTGATGGAGAAGATCTACAAAGATCGAACTGTCTTCAAGAAGAAGATGCTTGCTGCTAAACAGGATTATGAAAAAACTCCAACGAAGGCACTGGAAAAAGAAATCGCCCGCTGCAACAACATCCAGATGGCGAGAAAAATTCAACTTAACTCTGCTTACGGTGCGATTGGTAATCAGTATTTTAGGTATTATAAACTTGCAAATGCTGAAGCAATCACTCTCTCGGGTCAAGTTTCGATCCGTTGGATTGAGAACAAGATGAACAAATATCTAAATAATCTTTTGCAAACAAAGGATAACGATTATGTTATCGCATCAGATACTGATTCGATCTATCTTAATCTCGGACCTCTTGTTGATAAATTTTTTAGTGCTAAATCTAGCGATAAAGCAGCAATTGTGGGGATACTTGACAAGATCTGCAAAGAAAAATTCGAACCTTTTATTGAACGTTCGTATCAGGAACTTGCGGATTACGTTTCGGCGTATGATCAGAAGATGCAAATGAAGCGAGAGAATATTGCTGAGCGTGGTATTTGGACTGCGAAGAAGCGATACATTCTCAACGTATGGAACAGCGAAGGAGTTCAGTATTCTGAACCCAAGTTGAAAATGATGGGGATTGAGGCGGTCAAGTCCTCAACTCCTGCTCCATGCCGTCGAATGATTAAAGATGGTTTGAAGTTGATGATGAATGCTACTGAAGATGACGTTATCGATTTCATCGAAAAATGTCGTGCAGAATTCAGCAGTCTTCCTCCTGAACAAATTGCTTTCCCTAGGACTGCATCTAATGTTCAGAAGTATCATTCTCATGCTGACATTTATGTCAAGGGCACACCAATTCATATTAGAGGTGCTCTCCTTTTTAACTATTATATTAAGGACAAAAAACTTACTAATAAGTATTCTCTTATTGGTAATGGAGAAAAAATTAAGTTTTTGTATTTGAAGAAACCAAACATTATTCAGGAGAATGTGGTTTCTTTCATTCAAGATTTTCCTAAGGAACTTAATCTTGACAAATACATTGATTATGAACTACAATTCCAAAAGAGTTTTGTAGAACCACTCAAAGCAATTCTTGATGCTATTGGGTGGAAAGTAGAAAAAACAGCAACACTAGAGGCATTTTTTAGCTGATGGATCTTCCTATTAACGACAACGAACTTGCAAAAATTGTTAGTGCTCTAACCCTGGGTGGAGATACTGCTTTATATCAAAAACTCAAACTTGTAAAGGAACTGCGCGAGCAGGGTAAACCTTATAAAAAAATTCTTAGGGAACAGTATGGTATGGTTGCATGAATCTACCAATAAATGAGAGAGAATATGATCAACTAGTGGAGTTGTTACGAAGATCTGGGGAAGATCATAAGCAACTTTATGCTAAACTGTGGTCATACAAAATGAATTACTTGATCAAGGAAAAAAATGGACTTTCTTAAAGAAATTGTAAAAGAAATCGGAGATGAATATACAAAACTCGCATCCGATATTGACGATGCTGAACAATATGTTGACACAGGTTCGTACATTTTTAATGCACTGTGTTCAGGTAGTATATTTGGTGGTGTATCTGGCAATAAGATTACTGCTATTGCTGGAGAGTCTTCTACTGGAAAGACTTTCTTCAGTCTCGCCGTTGTTAAGAATTTTCTCGATTCCAATCCCGATGGCTATTGTCTCTATTTTGATACTGAGGCAGCTGTTAATAAGGGACTACTAGAAAGTCGCGGTCTACCCCTAGATCGTGTCGTGGTGGTTAACGTCGTTACTGTTGAAGAGTTCCGTAGTAAGGCACTCAAAGCAGTTGACCTATACTTAAAAAAATCTGAAGATGAGCGCAAACCATGCATGTTTGTATTAGACTCTCTTGGTATGCTTTCAACTGAGAAAGAGATTACTGACGCACTCAACGACAAGCAAGTTCGGGACATGACTAAATCCCAACTAATCAAAGGTGCTTTCCGTATGCTTACTCTCAAGTTGGGTCAGGCAAACATTCCCATGATTGTTACCAACCATACCTACGATGTCATTGGCGCTTATGTTCCTACAAAGGAGATGGGAGGCGGTAGCGGTCTTAAGTACGCTGCTTCTACTATCATCCATCTCTCAAAGAAAAAAGAAAAAGATGGAACAGAAATTGTTGGAAACCTTATCAAGGCAAAGACTGCTAAGTCGCGTTTAAGCAAGGAGAACCAAGATGTTACGGTACGTTTGTTTTACGATGAGCGTGGTCTTGATCGTTATTACGGTCTTCTTGAACTCGGTGAACTGGGCGGTCTCTGGAAGAATGTCGCAGGACGATACGAGATCGACGGCAAAAAAGTCTATGCTAAAGCAATTCTCAAAGACCCCGAAACGTATTTCACTTCAGAGGTAATGGAAAAACTTGATGAGATTGCTCAGAAAGTTTTTAGTTATGGTGCTAACTGATGCAGTCTGCCTACCCTAGACTTTTTGGTACTCCAGTATCATTGCATTATTTTGGAGAAACAGTTTCTCAATTAAATCGTAGTATTGTCAATGATATCTTAGAGGAGAAAAACAAAGATCCAAAAGGAATTATTCGCAGTAATTTTGGAGGGTGGCATAGTCAAAATACTTTGGAAGAAAAGTATTCAAGTTTTCAATCTCTGAGGCAACTTATTGACAAGCAAGTAAAGTTGTATACTGCTAATCATGGTTTCATGGATAGTGTTACTATTGATGGAGATTCCAGTAACGAACGAGCAGTATTGCAAACATATCAATTGTGGGCAAATGTAAGTAGTCCTGGGGACATCAATAATCCTCATACCCATGGCAATGATTGTATTGCAGGAGTTTACTATCCTGCAGATTATTTGATTGATGGGAAGTTGATAACTTCCTATGATAATGATAAACTACCTCTGGGAAATAATATAGCGAATGGATCTTTGGATGATCCTGGAGGATCTTTAGCTCTTTTAGACCCTTCATATGGAAAAAGGATTGGTTTAGTTCCTTATCCCCAAACAGATAACTGTTCTTGGTATCATCTCTATCCCAAAGCAGGTCTTCTAGTATTATTTCCTGGTTACCTTATTCATATGGTAACTCCTTTTAAAGAGAACAAAACTCGAATGAGCATATCATTCTCTGTACGATATTTGTAATTAATGATGGAAAGAATTGAGACTACTATTCTACGCAACCTGGTATTTGATGAAGAGTATTCTCGCAAAGTAATTCCTTTTATTGAACCTGATTATTTTGATCAGAGATCTGAGAAAGTTATCTTTGAAGAGATTACTCAGTTCATCGTTAAGTATGGTGGTGCCATTACAACAGAAGCACTAACGATTGAATTAGAAAGCAGAACGGATCTTACAGAATCTGATGTAAAGGAGTCTAGAGAGATTACTTCATCTCTCAATGATTCTCCTGTTGATAAGCAGTGGTTACTTGATACTACTGAAAAGTGGTGTCGTGACCGTGCCATTTATTTGGCGCTAATGGAATCCATTCAAATTGCTGACGGCAATGATAGCAAGAAGAACCGCGATGCTATCCCTTCTATTCTTTCTGATGCATTAGCAGTATCCTTCGACAATCATATTGGTCATGACTACTTGCAAGATTATGAAGAGAGATACGAGTCATATCATAAAAAAGAAGATCGTATTCCGTTTGATCTTGAATACTTTAACAAAATTACAAAAGGCGGTCTTCCTAACAAGACTCTTAATGTCGCTCTTGCTGGGACAGGTGTTGGTAAGTCTCTTTTCATGTGTCATATGGCTAGCTCCGTTCTCCTTAACGGACGTAACGTCCTTTACATTACTATGGAGATGGCAGAGGAGAAAATTGCTGAACGTATTGATGCAAACCTTTTGAATGTTCCTATTCAGGACATAACTGATCTGCCAAAGTCTACGTTTGAAAACAAAGTAACAAATCTTTCTAAAAAGACACAAGGTCAACTAATTATTAAAGAGTACCCTACAGCATCTGCACACAGTGGACACTTTAAAGCACTTCTTAATGAACTTGCACTTAAGAAGTCATTTAGACCTGATATTATTTTCATTGATTACCTTAATATATGTGCTTCCAGCAGGTATAGGCAGGGCGGCTCTATCAATTCATATTCTTATATTAAGTCTATTGCAGAGGAGCTTAGAGGGTTGGCTGTCGAAGCCGAGGTCCCTATCGTATCTGCCACCCAGACCACTCGTTCTGGTTATGGTAGCAGTGACGTTGACCTT